CTCCAAGATTACAGTTTAGAACAGGAAGATTTGCAAACTCAGCCCAAGTTACACAAGTAATGCGAGGGCCAAGAGGGGGATTACAAGCAGACTATACATACATGAGAGACCCTTATGGAACATTTGAACCAGGTGGAAAAATGGGTAGTGTACAAAGAGACCCAAGAAGAATAATAGGGCAAAGTATTAGAGAAATAGTATCTATGCAGATGCAAAATAAATTTATAAAAGTCAGGAGAATATAATGGACTCAACAACAGCAAGAAGATATTCGTCGCGTCGTAGAGCCATAGTTGAAGCAATAGCAGTAGCACTAGAAGGAATAAATGGACAACCTCCATTTAGAAGTTCGGTAGCAAAAGTAGAGCGTAGACTTAAATTCTGGGATGAAGTAAATGAATTTCCAACTATACATGTTGGAGCAGGTGCGGAAACCAGAGAATATGATGGTGGTGGATTTCGATTTAGATTTTTAACAATAACAGTTCGATGCTATGTTTCTGACGACAATGATGTCGTAGAAGCTCTCGAAGAATTGTTAGAAGACGTTGAAACTGTGTTGGAGGATAATGATCCCTTAACCTACACAGACTCAACAGGAACATCTCATACTACAGTGCAGACTACAATTGCTACTGTAGATACAGATGAAGGCGTATTAGAACCTCTGGGTGTAGGAGAAATCACCTGCGAGATTCGATATTAATGGAGATATAAAAAATGTCATTTTTCTTTAGTAGAGATACAAAAGTTTTCATGAAGTGGAGTGCTGACAGTACAACTGCCAATACAGCTCTTTATGAAATTCCTGTGTTGGATGGATTTTCGTTCAGTCAGGCAACAAATACTACCGAAGTAACTTTGAATGAAGCAGCCGGAACAGGTGGTTATAGTAAAAGAGGTAGAACAATGTTCACCGATTCTTACGCACCAGCTGAATGGAGCTTTAGTACTTACATCAGACCTACTACATCGGCAGCTGGTTCAGTTGCGGCGGATGCAGGATTACACGCTGGAAACGGTAAAAAGTTTGCAGTAGAGGGCCCACTATGGGCTGCTATGGGTGGTAAGGATTATCAGAAAGCAGTTGGAGAGTCAGGAACATTTGATCCTGCAGCTCACGAACCTAATTCTTTTGATTTTGCAAATTCAAATAACGTACTTATCGGAACGTTTGACCTATTCTTTGTTCTTGGTGCTACCAAGGATACTGAAGGTACAACATTTACAACAGGTACAGACGGAGTAACCGTTTATAAATTAGCAGATTGTTCAGTTGGTTCTGCAACAATTGACTTTGATATTGATGGTATCGCGCAAGTAGCGTGGTCTGGAAACGGTAAATCAATAACAGAAACAGCTTCTTTAGTAACAACTGGTGGTGGTGAAACTACTCTCGGTTTAATTAATGAAGGTCTTTCTTCAACAGGAAACTTTATCAGACAGAAGTTAACAGATTTAACAGTCGTATATGATGCATCTGAAGTAAGTGGAGCAACTGGAGCTTTAGGCAACAGTGATATCACTTTTGGAGTAACCTTAACAGGTGGAAGTATAAGTATTGAAAACAATCTTACTTATCTAACCCCCGAAACACTAGGTACTGTTAGTCAGCCGTTAGGTCATATAACAGGTACTAGAAATGTTTCTGGTAACTTTACTTGTTACTTAAACGCTGAAGCAAATGGGTCTTTAGACTTATTTGAAAAGATGCAGGAATCAACAGGAATTATTACTAATGCTTTTGCCTTAACATTTAACATAGGCGGAGGAAGTAATACTCCTAGATGTACAGTAGCTTTACCAAAAGCGCATATGGAATTACCAACTCATAGTATTGAAGACGTAATTTCAGTAGATGTCGCTTTCCATGGTTTATCAACTGATTTATCATCATCAACTGCAGCTGATGCAACAAACGAAATGAGTATAACATATACATCATAAACTAACTAGAATGAGTGAGGAATCCAATCCTCACTCGTTCATTTTTGGAGAATAAAATTGGAAAACAAAGAAGTAGTACAAGAATTAAAAAAAGAACCAATATCGCTTAAGAGCTTACTTGCTCCTAGCAAAACCGTAGAATTTGATTATCCTGGGATGGAAGATTTCAAAGTTAAACTAACTTATCTTGCAAGAGAAGAGTTATTAAAATTACGTAATAAATGCGTAACTAACAAGTTTAATAAGAAAACTAGAGCATACGAAGAAGAATTCGATGCAGATAAATTCCTACCTCAGTATATATCCGCAGTTATAAAAAACTGGACTGGACTGAAGTATAAATACTTAGAAGAGCTTCTATTAGTTGATACATCAGGGGTCGATACAAATGATTGCTTAGAATTTACACAAGAAAATTGTGAAGTTCTAATGAAAAATTCAAACGATTTCGATACATGGGTTACTGAACAAGTTGGTGACTTAGAAAATTTTACAGAACGCAAGTAACATTACTACTTGCGGATTTAGAAAGATTTTTTAAAAATGACATAGACTTAGATAAGTATCTAAGAGTATGTGAACAATTAGGACAGGAACCTGATCCCGCTAAAATGCCTCCGTCTCGTGGCGAATTGCCATACGAGGTACAAATAGCATTTTCAATTCATGACATGCTTCCCGATAGATGGGATGGAATGTCTGGGTCTTATTTTGGAAAAGATTTATCAGCATTAGGAACAATAATAGATATATATGAAGTTGAAGACAAGAAACAATGTGTTTTTTGGCTAAAAAACATCGAAGCTCTCAACAGTCGTTCAATAAACGAAAGAATGATGCAAGAGAGAAAGCGTAAAAAATAATGGCAGGAAAAAAAGTAGATGGCGGTGAAGTTAAGGTTAAAATTACCGATGGTGGTTCGTTAAAGAATCTAGGTAAAAACGCGAAGAAGGCTGGAAAAGACGTTGGTTCAGTCGCAAAGAATGTACAAGAAAGCGACAGAAGACTAAAATCCCTATCACAACAAACATCAAACTCAACAAAAGCATTTTCAAAACAAGCCCAAACTATTGGTGGAGGACTTGTGCCTATTTATGCAACAATCGCTGCACAGGTATTCGCCGTTTCAGCAGCATTTAGATTTTTACAAGACGCAATGGAAACCAGAAATATGATTGAAGGCCAAAAGGCTTTTGGTGCTGTAACTGGGCAAGCTTTTGGTAGTATAACCATGTCGGTACAACAAGCAACAGATAATATGCTAACATTTAAAGAAGCTGCACAAGCTACAGCTATTGGTATTGCGTCTGGACTTGCAAGAGGACAGTTAACAGCATTAGGAGCAGCAGCAAAAAATGCTTCTTTAGCACTTGGTAGAGATTTAACAGATTCCTTTAACAGATTAATAAGAGGTGTGACGAAAGCAGAACCCGAACTATTAGATGAATTAGGTATCATATTAAGATTAGAACCTGCTACTGAAAAATATGCGTTAGCTATAGGAAAAACTAGAAATGAATTAAATGCGTTTGAAAGATCACAAGCAGTAGCAAATGAAGTACTAGACCAAGCAGAAAGAAAATTTGGAGCTATAGCAAAAATAATGGATCCAGACGCTTTTGCTCTTGGACAATTTGCTAAAGAATTTGATGATATGATGAAAGACATTAAAGTAAACGTAATTGAAGTAGTTATACCTGTAGTTAATTTTTTAAAAGATAATTTATTAAGTTTAATTGGAGTCTTTGGATTACTAGCAGCACCTATTGTCAGTCAGATACTACCTACAGGGCCTTTAGATGCTTTCGCCAAAAAAGCAGGAGAAGCAGCATCAAACAGTAGAGCTCTAGCTAAAAATCTTAGAGACGATGCAAAATTAATTGGTAATCTTAAATCCGGTGGTTCATTAAGTGCAGAAGGTATGCAACAATTTCAGGATAGTGGTAGAGGCGGTATACAAGGCATGTTATCAGGTATGGATATGGCTGGACAAAGTGCTACTATGAAAAAAGCAGCAGCAGGTAAAAAATTAAATGCAAAAGAACTTGGAGTACTAAAAAGACATTTAAAACAAAAAGGTCATATGTTAAATAATTTTAATGCACAAGAAAGAGCAAAATTTGACAGATATATTAAACACCAAGAATTAGGACTAAAAGGTAGTATGACCAAAGCCAAGTTAGAATATAAACAACTAGGCATAGCAACTAATGTTTATGTACAAAAATCAAAAGCTGGGTTTAATAGTCTGTTTGCTACTATAGCAAGAGGAGCTTCTTTTGCTACTAAAGCTATGTCAAAATTAATGGGTGCTTTTGGTTGGATAAGTTTAATATTTATTGCAATCGATGCTTTTAGACAATTTTTTAAAAAAACAGATGAAGGTTTAACAAAATTTGAAGAAGAAATGGAAGAAACAACAAAGCTTTTGACGACATTAACTGATGAATTAGTTAGAATGAAAGCGGTTTCTGATTTAGGATTATTAACTACTTCTATAGAGTCAGTAACACAAGTAGCAAATGCTTTAAAAAGTACTGATATAGCAGATCTAATAGGAAAATATAATGAGGCAATAAGAGGTGGAGCAGATAAATCAGTAGTAGACGGATATAGACAAACTGCAATGGCATTATCTGCAATTGTACCAGAAATGAAACCACTTATGGGTATGTTTGATGGTACATTAATTGATAAAGATATGGCAAAACCCTTATTAACAGTCGCAGATAGTTTTATGGCAATAGGTATGGCTTTAGATCAAATGCCAGAACAATTACAATCAGTTTCTAAAGCTCTGCAAGGGTTAATATCAGGAACTCCTACAAGTAAGTTTACCGCTTTACAAAAATCAATACAGACTATTACAGATCCTACAGATGGTTCTATGGGAACAGGA